AGCAGTGGTGTCGGCTCTTTTGTTGTTTCAAATGGAGTGATTGAGATTTGTACTAATCATTCCATAGAGACAAGAAAAACTCTATAAATAAATTCATACTTTAACAATCTGGCAATTATATCAAATCAATCTAAGATTTCAAAAGTGGTTTAAATAGTAAAGAATTAAGAAAAACCAACGAATAGATTTCGAAGATTTAATAATTTCTCAGGCTATTTGAGCTGATAACGATGCCCACCCGAGCAATTGCGGGTTTTGTCATCTCGCAACTGTAGTTATCAGCTTGAACAGCCTGAGAAAGGGAATTATGAACAAAATTAACGAAACCGAGTTCGAAAAAGAGTTCGAAAAAATCAAGAACTCTAAAATTGAACTCAAACCAACAAAACAAAAACAAGGAGAAAATAAAATGAAAAATATTAAGAAATTTAACTGGAAAAAATTAATCGAAACAACTAAAACAATTGTAATTTACACAGCCGTTATTGCTGGTTTAGCTTTCTACTTTGGCATGAAACAAGGCGAAGCTAACACAAAAGTAAATAACGATAAATTAGTTGAGACTATTCGAAATTTAAACCAAAACAAGTAAATCCAAAGGTATCGAATTCGATAGGTTTAACTATGGCGAATTCGCCACAATTAAAACCAACTCTCGAAGCTGCGACTAAACAGCCAAGCTCAGCTCAAACTGTGGAGGTTCGAGTTCAGCCCTCGCCCAAAATTGCGAGTTCACAGGTTGCTGGTCGGTGCGAAGAGTTTCGAGAATTGGTTGAAAAATACCCGTGGAATTCAAAAGTTATGCTGGTAATCGCTCGAGCGGAGAGTAATTGCAATCCAAGATTAGACAATTCCGGATTAAATACAAACGGAACTTACGACTACGGATTATTCCAGATCAACAGTATTCACGGCCACAGCCGAAGCATTTTAGCAAATCCAGCCAAGAATACCGAGATTGCTTTCAAAATCTGGCAATCGCAAGGTTACCGAGCGTGGGCAGCATACAATAACGGATCTTACTTGAAATTTATGAACTAACCAACATAAGGAGAAAATATGAATGATAACCAATTAACCAACCAACAAATTAAAGAATTATTCTTTGAAATCGTTTTGAAAGAAAAAGCTTATATCGAAGATGTCGATTGTGACGGCAAAAACTATGCCACAATCGCAGGCGATATATTTGATGAAGAATTTAACGATTATTTAGATAGCATCGGTTTTTGGGAAGAATCACCAAGTGTTGAAGCTTGGCGACAATACAACGAAGGAGGATTTTAAGATGAGCAGTTTAGTCAAATATGTAAATAACGAAGTTAGGATTGAAGAAATAAAAGACTCAGCCCGATTGAAAACTATCTTAAACAATCCTGTAAACACTAAGTGGCTTAAAAATCACCCTACCGCAAAAAATGTTAAGTATCTTCCAATCGATAAAATCGAAATGCTGCTTGATATGATTTTCCAAGAGTGGCGAATTGAAATTTTAAGCATTTCGCAGCTCGCACAAAGTGTTTGTGCAACAGTTCGGGTTCATTACAAAAACCCAATCACTGGCGAGTGGAGTTTTCACGATGGTGTTGGCGCAAGTCCACTCCAAACAAACGCTGGTAAATCTGCTGCAGACCTTGCCAATATTAAGAATAACGCCGTTCAGTTAGCCGCCCCTGCTGCTAAATCTTATGCAATAAAAGATGCAGTTGAACATCTTGGTAAAATGTTTGGTCGAGATCTTAATCGAAGTGATACGGTCGGCTATAAATTTTTGTATAAAGATGAGCAGGAACAGCAAAAAGAAGTTAAAGATAATTCGCAAGAACTTATCACTCAGCTTAAATCTTCGAAAAACCTTAAAGAACTTCAAGCTAATTTCGTTAAAGGAGTTAATAAATTCAAAGGTAATAATGAAGTAATTGAAGAGTTAATTAAAATTAAGGACGAATTGAAAGGTCAATTGAAATAATGAAAATCTTAAACCTTGAACAACGATCAGATGAATGGCTACACTTCCGTGAAGGCAAAATCAGCGGAAGTAAAGCCAAGGAGTTCGGCACACCTCGAACGGTTTTAAAATCTGAATGGTTAGATCTTGCGGAAAAGTTAAAAATCGAAATTCCACTCAACCAGAAAGGACAACCAAAAAACTTAACAATTCAAGAACTTAAAGAACTCATCGGTGAAGCTGAAGTTAATAAAAAAGAATGTGAAGTTGAACTTGGTGATGCGATTTATAAGCTAATAGCTGAACGAATCGCAAAGCCAATCAACGAGAACGATTACGCAGATCGCTTAGGAGATCGCAAATATTCTGCTGCTCTTCGTGGTGAAATTTTGGAAGAAGAAGCGCGTGAAAAAGTTGCCCAAAAACTTCGCAAAGAAATTATCGAAGGTCGGGTTTGGCAATCTGATATCAACGAAAATATCATTTGTTCACCAGATGGCGAGATTGCTAACGAAAATGGCGAAATCACTGAAGCAGTTGAAATTAAGTGTTTAGATAATTGGAAGCAAGTGCGAGCATTCTACGAACAGCAACCACCCAGTGAATACAGACAGCAAATTATTCAATACTTTGCAGTTAACGAGAAACTTGAAAAACTCTACTTCGCAATGTATTCAGATTCATTTGCTCTTGCACCACAGCTCGAACTCTTAATTTTCGAACTTAACCGTAAGGATTTCGAAAAAGAGATCCAGCGAGCGATTTATTTTGAACAATCTGCTCTCGCGTTAGTGGAGCAAGAAGTGGAAAAACTATTATTTTAAGAAAGGATTTTATGACTCAAGAAGAACTCAAAAGCATCACGATTACACCCGAAGAAACTAAAGAAAGCGGCTATTTCGAATTTGGCGTGCACGAAGTAAAAATCGCTAAAACTAAAATTGATAAGCACGACAATAAACCCTATGCAGAAATCTTTGTTGAAAATGATTCAGCCGAAGATCGTGCGCGGCTTTGGTTGCACACCCCAGACACTCGCCGAATCTCAATTGATACCGTTCGCAGAATTTTAGTTCATAATCAAGAAAATGAAGATATTAAACAAAAGATTCGTGAAAAAATCCAGCAAATTAAAAACTTGGCAGACTTTGCAGCACTTCTCGAAAAAACAGTTGGCTGCACTGCTTGGTTTAAAGTTAGCGAAGATGAAGACCGAACTTACGAAAAGGACGGTAAGGTTAAAAAATCGATCAACCGCCGAATTTACGGCTATGAGCCAAAATCTGACAATCTAAAAACTCAAGCCGAAACTAAACCTGAAACTCAAGAACCCGAAACACCTGAAAACTTTGATGAACCAGTTGATTTAAGTGATATTCCATTTTAAGGAGTTAAGATGATCAAGAAAGAAGAACTCTTGCACCTTAAGGTTTGCGACTACCTGCGCAAGAATTATCCTGATGTGCTATTTCGAACCGATTTTAGTTCAGGCATGAAGATGACACCAGGCCAAGCAGCAAAACACAAGAAATTTCAGAAATCACGAGCTTGGCCAGATTTGTTCATTGCTAAGCCAGAAAAAGATGTTTTTCGAGATAGCTTCAGTGGCGATAAATATTTCGAATTTTTTGCCGGATTATTTCTTGAGTTGAAAGCTGAAGGCGCAAAACTTTATAAAAAGAATGGTGAAATGGTTGCAAATAAGCACTACCAAGAGCAAGCAGAAATGCTAGAAAAGTTACGAAAACTTGGCTATTGTGCGGATTTTGCCGTTGGTTACGATCAAGCAATTCGAATTATCACAGATTATCTCGGCGAACCAAAGCAGAAGAAAGTCGAATTTAATAACTAAAAATGGAAGGATAACTATGAAACAACCTGATATTCAGCATTTGATTATGCAAGATCTAAAATTTAAAATGTCGTCTTGGCGCGCGATTGCATTTGCTACAGCTATAGCGTTTGGTATTTTACTAGGGCTATTTATCGGCTCAGAAGCTGAACTCAAAAGCACTAAAGCTAAGCTAAACACTACGGTTGATTGCCGAAAGTAAATTAAAACCATTTTCCCGACTTCAGGAATATGGTTTTAAGGAGAAAAATAGAAGAAATGACTGATTTTACTGTTAAATGGATAGATGAAAAAGGCATCGAACGCACCAAAAACTATAAAACCATAGACGATGCAACCTACGCTCGAAATTGGCTGCTCAAAAAAGGTGCTAAACAAGTCGAAATATTTATTAACAAATAAGGAGGAATATGAAAATTGAAATTCAATTTAAAAATAGCCAAACTTTAATTCCCGTAAAGGTGATCCCTGCTGAATGAAAGCGATATATCGAGGTGTAGCTTGTGCTGAGCTATTCAACAAGAAATTCGAAGTTCCGGAACACAAAACGCGAACTTTTGAAAAAACACCTGAAGAAATTAAAAAAGCTTTAAAGATTGAAGAAGATCGAAAAAGATATTTAGACAATCAGCGGAAAAAGAAAAAAAGAAAGGAGAAATATGAAGAGGTATAAATTACTTAAGGATTTACCTTTTGCGAAAGCTGGAACGGTATTTACGAGAAATACTTTTAAGAGTAAAGATGGTCTAAGTGATTATGATTATCTTGAAGCTCATATATTGTTAGATGGTGATCAAGATGAAACTTGCTTTGGTCTTAAGCGAAACTATTTTATAAATAATTTTGATCAATGGTTTGAAGAAATTAAAGAGCCTAAAATATTTTTCACTATAGATATTTATAGATCAAAATTTAAAGAAATAAATATTGATTACTATTCTGGCTGGAGTGCT